GCACCCCAACGCCGTTGCCCTGCAAGCCGGTCGTGCCGTCATAATATCTCGGATAGCTAATGATTTACACCTCCTACAACGTCCACCATCTAGGTGTGATTTCGCACTTGCTAATGCCGCCACTCCAACTAATTTGTGTAGCTCCTGACCCCAAAGTAGGAAATTCAGGCGCAGTTACATATTTATTTAAGTTTGTCGCTTCTCTGTAAGCGTCCATCATTTCGCAATCTAGGTACATCGGCCCGGTGTAGCCTGTAATACTTATTTGTGTGCCCCCAACTTGTAATTTGGCATCGCCAGTAACGGTTAGTTCGATAAGCGGCAGGGAAGGGAATACAGTGGGATTGTACAGAGAATCACCGCTTTTGACTTCAACAGCATTTTCGCCGTCTTTTAAGTATTTCTGTGGTTTGCAATCCCACGAAATGGTAAATGGCGCAAGGTGGTTTGCCCGGATATCAGTTTCCGGGAAATTAACCACCCGCGCCATTCTGTACACATTTGGTTCTTCCTCTGTTTCAAGCCTGCGATAGCTAAAAGTAGTTCCACGCAGAAAAGCCGCAATCGTTGGTAAAGTGTCGCTTACATCAGCGCCCGTCAGCGCAAAACATTTTGCTGTGGCACTAATATTTGAGTAGCTTCCATCCCATTCTGTCAGGTCTCCACTACGTCCAGAAATTGTCGTGGCGGTTACCCTGGGCGTCGGTTGCCCAAAAGTAATTGCTTTTTGCAATCGGATTCCAACATCAAGGCTGCATACGCCGTCTAGCCAAAATTTATTAAGCATATACAGCCGCCTTTCTGTTGCTTTGTGCCTGAAGCTCATACGAAATCTGATTTGCCAGCGCATGTGCCATAGAATTCACATCGTCAAACTGAATGCCGTTAATATCGATGTTGAACGTCATGCCGCCAGCCGCATTTGCGTTGCCTTTGCGGTATTCCGTCGCCTCTGCGCTTGTAAGCACCATTTCGCCGCGATGCAGGTTTGCAACGTAGTTGTTATATGGTACGTAATCAAGGCCGCCTGCGTGGCTGCCATCTGTGCCACTACTGTTGACATCAACATTAACAGAGCGGTTCCCGAACAGGTTGTCCCACAAACCATTAAACCAGCTGACAAGGCTGTCCCAAGCTGCCGAAATGCCGTCAATAATGCCATCAATGACCGCGTCGCCCATCTGCATTGCACCTTCTACAATGTCCGGCAAATGCTCTATAAAGTAGGTCAGAAGGGTTTCCACGATAGATGCAGCGGCAAGCATAATGTCCGGCAAGTGTTTCGAAACGCCCTCTACAAACGCAATCAGCATTTGTCCGGCGGTGTCAAGCATCTGCGGCAAGTTCTCATTCAGCTTTGAAACCAGCGTTAAGACGATTTGCAAGGCAGATTGTGCAACGGTTGGCAGCATTTGATAGATGCCGTTTCCCAGCACGGTTATAATCTGAATTGCCGAATCAATAAGCTGCGCCGCATTTGCGCTGATTTCCGTCACAAGCGTCTGCACGATGTTCACGGCAGACTGCGCCAGCTGCGGCAGGACGGTTTCGATCAAGCCGGGCAGCTCTGCCATGATGGGAGGGACAAGGCTCTCTATCAGCTTAGCAGCGCCGTTCAGGGCGGCTTCTATACGGGGGATGATGTTACTTGCCGCTGTAGTTGCGCTATCCACAAAGTTGCTGATAAGCTGCTCAAAATTGGCATTATCATCGGCAATTCCAGTTACAAGGTTTGACCATGCGGATTTTGTAGCATTTACACTCCCCTGAATCGTTGTTGATGCTTCTTTAGAGGTCGTACCAGTAATGCCCATTGCGTTTTGAACATCATGAATCGCGCTTACAACGTCCGCATAGCTGTCAATGCTGTATTTGGTATAGTTTCCCTGCGCGGCGTTCAGCTTGTTTGCGTCATCAAGTAGACGCTGCATTTCCTGTTTTGTTCCGCCATAGCCGAGTTTTAGGTTGTCCAGCATTGTGTAATTCTGCTTGCTAAAGCCACTATAAGCATTCTGTATGCTCTCCATGTCCGTTCCCATTTTGTTGGCATTGTCGGACATGTCACCAATGGCAGTATTGGCAAGCTCTGCCGCCTGTTCCGTATCGCCCCCCAGACTAGACACAAGCGCTGCTGCAAATGTAGTTGCCGTGTTCATGTACTCGTTTGCCGAAAGCCCAGCCGTTTTGTACGCATCGGCTGCATACTGCTGAACTTTATCGGCGCTAGTTTTATACAGCGTTTCAACGCCGCCTACAAGCTGCTCGTAATCTGCATAACTGTTAATTGCAAGTCCTGTCAACGCCGAAATTGCTGTTGCGCCTGCCGTAGTAGCGGCAACGGATACTTTCGCAACGTTCGTAGCAACGTTAAAGATGCCTTTTCCAACTGTTGAAGCGGCTGAACCAACCTTTCCGAACAGTCCCGTTAATCCGCTTGCGCTGCTTTTCGCATTTTTCAAGCCTTTCTCGTATTCGCTGGAATCCAGCGTGATTTTTGCGAAAAGGTCAAATACGTCCACTTAATCGCTCACCTCCTGCCGTTCTTTTGTTTTCAATCCATGCCGCACCGCAAAGTCTTTGAAATCCGCCTGCACCTGTTCTGGTGTCCGCGTATCCACTTTGGGCGGGTGGATAATGTCAATATATCTCGCTGGCCTGTCCTTTACGCCTGTCACAGCTACCACAAGGCTCCACGCGCTGTCTGTCATGTACACCTTGTACAGCTGCTCTTCAAAATCAGCTTTTAAAGCGTAAGGCAGCGCCGACACAAGCGCATTTGCGCCCAGTTTCGGCATTTTCAGCAGTACAGGGATTACTTGTTCTGCCCGCCACCGAGATACGATTTGAAAAAATCAACAAAGCCCTTATCGTTCAGCAGGTCGGCAACTTGCTTGCAGGTGATAAGAAAATTCTGTTTGCCGATTTCTTCCACCGTCAGGCCGTTGAACGGGGCGAGGATTGCGTACACGTCCTCTCGGTGCTGTTTCAGCGTAATGTTCAGCAGCTTAACGATTTTCGCAAGGCCGAAGCGCTGCATTGCAATCTGGGTCGTTTCGCCCTTCGGCATCGTTTTCTGCATCTCTTTCACAAGCGCTTCATCGTCAATCAGGTTCGTGATGGGCTGCGCGATTTGCAAAACGACTTCCAGTGCCTCATCAGTGCCAAGTTCAGAAAAAATTCGCATTAGGCTTCATCCTCTCCGGCCTTGATATACACCTCGCACGGAACAGTATCCTGCGCTGTAATGGAGTAATGCGCTGTGTATTCAAAGCTCATCTGGCCTTTTTTCTTGTCGCCAGTCTGCAAGCTGAAACCGCCGGTGGACAGCGTATTCAGCATGTGAATGGCGCAGAAACCGCCGTTCGTAGTGCCGTGCTTGTCAGAGTAATCGCACAGCAGCCACAAATCGGTAAAGTCGCTGTCTTTCAAATCATTGCGCGGCGTGATTTTGGAAACCTTGGAAGTGGTTGTTTCCTCTGCTGCGCCAAACATGCTCTTGGCATTTTCTGCCGATGCCGAAACATACGTTCCGCTGAGCTTGACTTCCCAAGATTCAATCTGCTTAAGCTCTTTCATGTTCTTTGGGCAGTTGTCGATGTCCTCGCCGAAATCGGTAAAGCTCGGCACAGCCGTAAAGTTGATGCCGCCGGTCGTAGCGCCCAGCAGCGCACTTTCTTCCGGCGCAGTACCGGCAGTCGGGTCAAACGTAGTTGCAAGATAGCCCGCGTTCAAAACAAGTTCCTTAAACGCAGATTCAGGAATACGAGTAAATTTCATGCTTTCACCTCAATTTAGGCACAAAAATTCGGCGGTCACGTTGATGTACCGCCGTTTTAGGTTTTTGTCTGTGTCATCTGCCAGCGATTGACTAAACGGTGAGCCTGGTTTGAGCCAGATAATCCCATCATCGCACGGCAAAGTCGGGTCGCCTTTTGTAAGAGCCGTCAAAAGCTCTTGCGCCTTTGCGTTTGGCACAGCTTCGGATGTGGTATGAAACCACATATTTACTGTGATAGATACAGAATTTGACCAAGTATCCATCACAGCATCATAGGTCAGGTATGGGAGTACAGCGTCATCCGGCACGGCGTTGCTGGCGTATGCGGTCATAAATTGCCCGAAAAACTGCTGTAATGCAGCGCCCTTTGTCATGTCGGCAATCCCTCCCTCAGTCTTTCAGCCGTAAAACTCTTTAGGTTTTGCAGCATCGGAGAAGCGCTTGCAGGTGCTTGCTTTTCTTCCGGGCGGCTTGTGACCCGGAAATATGCCCCGGTCGACACGTCCTTATACACGCTGCCGTACTCAATGGGCACATCTTTCCGCACAATGCCGGTATACACGCTGGTAACACCCTGCGCTTCGGCCTGCCGTGCTTCAAGGCTGCTGTCCAATGCAACGTAATTCGCAAACTCTGCACCATCGCTCCACTCGACTGTATAGCCACCCTCACCATCAGACTTTGTGGCTTTGTTCATAATGCAGCAGCTATGAGAAAAATCATCAAGCAAGCTCAAAGTGATACCTTCCTTCATCGTCTTTAACAAGGAATATCGTTTTTGAATTTTTTAGAATATCAATAATCGTTTGCATATATTCATTGCTCATACCAGCTTTCTCCATTTGTTCAGCCGGGATGCAAACACACCCTGCCAGCTCTTGCCAGCGCCGCCAGAATCGTCGCTTGCAGCAGATTTAGTGTAGCTATATCCTGCAAAACTCTCGCTTTGAAACGGGCTGTTTGCGGCGCTTTCATACTTGTTGCGCCATTCTTCCACATCCTCAACCAGAGAAATAAAGGCAGCAGGCACAGCAAGCGCCCACACAACACCGTCAAACGTTTCATCGGTCAAGCTGCCAGCACCGTACTGGTGCACGCCATCATTAAACACGCTCCCAATAATGCGGAAATATTGCCCATTAACTAAAAAAGGCAGCGTAATGCTGCCGTCCTTGATGGTAAATGTGCCGCTGTACGCACCATCCGGAACATTAAACCAGTTCCGGCACTCTCGCATCAATTCTTCAAGCATTACGCCGCCCCCTTATTACTTTTTGAACTTTGCCAGCACAACTTTGGCTTCGTTGGTCAGCGCCGCAACGTAAAACTCGTCAGCGGTCACCTCAGTAGTGCGCATGCGGGACTTGCGCTCGGTCTCAACATTCACATTGCGTTTGCGGTAGATGGTCAGGGCGGGCACGTCGTCCTCGGTCTCGCTATCCTCGTTCAGCTTGACGATGGGACACGCGTAGTAGGGGGTAGCAGCAGCCTTGACCTTGTCGCCGACAACCAGCGCAGCCGCGCAATGCGGCTGGATGGTCGCCAGATGCTTCTTAGTAGCAGTCTCGGTGGTAGCATCATCGACGATCTCAATGGTGCCGGTGCTGTTGTCCTTCTCGTACTCGATGGAAGGAACCTTGCGGCTTGCCACAACGCGGGTGTTGGCAATCTTGCCGATTTCGCCGGACAGCATCACGCCAGCCTGGTACTTGTCGGCGCTGATAAAGTCGGTATCCTTGCGCAGGGTGGACATCTGCTTCGGGTTGATAAACATAACTTTGTCGGTGTTGATTTCCTCGTTGAACACGTCAATGGCATCGATAACACCGGCATACTTGATGTTGTTAGCAGTGCCGTCAAAGGTCAGCGTAGCGCCCTGCAGGGCTTCCATGCAGTCATTATCAATCTTGGCAGAGATAGCAAGAGCCAGCTGAGAGTTGGCTTCGCCAACCGGGTTGCCGTAGCCGGACAGCATAGCTTCATCGGTCAGTGCAACGCCTTTCATGGCCTTTTTAATCTTGTACTGCTTCTTGGTGGTGCTCATCTTGTCGATGTCAACTTCCACGCCCTCAGCAACGTCCTTTGCATCACCGATGTAACCATAGGCGGGAACAGTGATAGTATCGCCGGGCATCCCAGCAAGGGTGTCATCGACCTTTGCGAAAGGTGCAACGCGAATTTTGTTGGGAATTCTTGCGGAAATCATATCGCCCATAACTTCGGGGTCGATCATGTCATTGATTTTGGTCAGGTTATTATCAGCCATAACTTAGTCTCCTTTGCTTTCAGTGGCCCCGTTTACCAGTGCTTCATACTGGTCGGGGTGTTCTTTTTTGAATTGCAAGCGGCCAGAATAGCCCATCTTTGCAAATGCTTTTGCATCGATAGAGCCTGCGCTGCCGCCATTTGCCGGGGGATTTGCAGTGTTTGCGCCCTGCGTGCTGGTAGTTACAACAAATTCGCCGTAACCGTCTTTCAAACTGGTTTCAAACTTTGCAGCGTCTTTTGCCGCGCCGTTTTCGTCCAGCTCCAAAGCGTCCAGCAGTCCATCTGCCCTTGCCATCTTGGCAACAGTGGCAATCCGTTTATCGGCAATACCGATTTTTTTCAGGGCGGTCTCCAATGCCTTTTCTTTGGCAGCGGTAGTCTTTTCAGCGGCCACGCTGGTTTTGTAATCCTCGAAAGCCTTGTGCTCGGATTCATACTTTTCCTTGTAACCGTCATCGCCCTTGCCTTTCAGGTCGTCCAGTTCCTTTTGAACGCCGGGAAGTTTTTCCGCATCGGCTTTATAGCGGTCAATGTCCGCTTTCAAACCGTTTACGGTGTCAGTGTGGGCTTCAATAATGGTGTCCTGCTGCTCTTCAGTCAGCCCCATACCTTTCAGCAACTTGCGAGTAATAGCCATGTTTTCGCTCCTTTTCTTCGGTGTCAGTTCTTCGACATTTGCGTTTTATTCAAAACGGCAGTGCTTCGCCGTTTTTGCGTATAAAAATAGCAACCGCCGCAAATGCGGTAGATGCCAATAAAAAGAGCCGAGAGGCTTATTTACCTTTCAGCTCTTGTTCGATAATTCTGCTATACTGCGCGGCATGGTCTGCCACTGCGGGCTTGATGTACGGTTTTGCGCGTTGGCCGTGTGTCAGATGCCAATTGCCTTTTGCATCTTGGTACACCCACGGCGTTTGTCTGCCGCCGGGGTAATATATGCCGGTGCCGCACTCAACGTATACGCCGTATTCGCTATTTGTGCCGATATACACAGCCTTTTCGCCGTCGCTGACAGTATGTGTAATGCTGTTGCGCAGGTTGCCCGTGTCAACGGGGCATAGCTTTTTAGCGTACCCCTCACCGACAAGTCCGCACTTTTCAAGAGCGCGGTTGCAAGCGGATTCCATCGCGGCAAGGACTTCATCGCTGTTGTCTTTGAATGTAATGATCATACAGTCACTTTGTTTCCTCCTTCCAAAATCCATTAAGTCTACGATGGTACTCTTTGGCACAATCCGGGCACAGGCGCTTCCCATCGCAGATCTCCCAGCCTTCGAGTTTTTCGTAATGGTCACAGCATGGATCAATCAAACCATTTCGCTGCGTAGGCCCATTGTATTCCGAAAATCCAGTATTACCACATCGATCGCAAATATAAAGCTTTCCGAATTTAATCATTTTAGCCTCCTTTTACTTATCCATGTGAATATGAAAATTATAGGAAGCGGTAATGCACCAAACAATTCCAACTTCGATATATACGATTATCGGTGCATGTGCTGCATACAGAATCGCAAACGCAACAGCAAGCATTATTTCTCCCCCTTCATAACTTTATTTCTTTTGCCGCTTCTTTGGCTTCGTCAATTCTCTTTTGATCGTCGAAAATCGTTTTTCCCACAGCTTTTACACCTCTCTCACGTAAATGCAACCATAGTCTTTTGCGTTTTCTTGCAAAAACTTGTCCCCAAGATTCGACTGATACTCCAAAATCGTATTAAAGTCTTGCGCCTTTTCTTTCGTTATCTTTCCAGACTTGAAGTCCGCTTTTATTTTCTCTGTTGCTTTTCGGATGGAAGCACTCGCTCTATAATCAGAGGTGAGTTTTTCCAAATCCGCTTTTGTTTCTGTAAGGCGCAAACTGTAAAATTTCCCGTTTCCGACGCTTGCCCTCAGTTCAAACAAACCGGAAGATGTAAACGACTTCAAATCTTCTACGGAGAAACAGCTTCCATTCGGATGGTTATGAGTAAAAATGTTCCCCTTCAACAACTCAGTCGGAACTTCAACAGAATTTTCTTTACCGTCAAACGATTTTATGATATTTCCTTCCAAATCAACAACCGTCCCGACCTCGTAATCAAGTCCAGTTTTCTCGGATTCAACGCTTTCAAGCGTTTTGTTGATTATTCTGTTGTAGAACTCATATTTTTGCGTAGATGTTGTAAATGCCGGTTTCTTTGCTTCTTCTTTCTTCCACCCAGCCCACTCTGCATAGGTCATATCTTCCACAAGCACAGTTTCCCCTGTTTCCGGGTCAATGGCGCGTCTGCCGCCGCTGCTTGTGTCCTCGCCGTCAACCTCTGCAATTTGGGTGCATCGGCAGTTATACACAAGATAGCCCGGCGCGGAAGTGTCTCCCGGATACATAAGCTCGTACCCGTCCACCTTAAACGGCTTGTCAACGTCTACTGTCTGGCCATCAAGCATTGCGTGTGCGTGGCGTGTGCGGTTGTCCAGCGTTGCCAGCCATCGTTTTTTGAGCTTTATGCCCATATCCTGCGCGGAACGGTAAGTATCTAGCCGTCCCGCGTTCTCTGCTGCTGTGACCGCCGTTCTGGCCGTTCTGATAGCGCTTGCGCGGCTCATATCCCGCATACGGCTTTGCAGGTCGTTTGCCATTCTTGGAATGCTTTTGCCTTGCAGAATGGAGCTTGTGACGCTGGCTGTGACTTGCTGTTTGCCGTATTTCAAATCAATGCCGCGCTGCAATGCACGCTGCGGTGGATAATACGGCATCAAGTCAGGCTGTTCAGCGATTAAGCGTTTTACAGTTTGCTCATCCCACAGCGTAAAATCTGCTTTGTCGGAAACCTGCTCGATTTTGTAAGCAGCGTAATTGCGGTTCAAGCTGTAAATGCCCGGCGTGGCGTCATTGACGTATGCCACAGCCGTTTCGTTGGCGTTGGTGTATCTTTCTGCCACCTTGTCCCGCAGCGCCGTAAAACGCTTGCCTCGGCCCATCTGCGCAAGCCGCCATTGCTTGTACTGCTGTTCGGTGATTTCGCCTGCATCGAGCTTTTCTTTCATGGCCGCATCGCGCTTCTCGAACTGCTCAAAATAGGCTTTCACCGTGTCTGTCAGTTCGTCAGCAGCTTCCTTGTACAGCTTTGCGATGCGGTTTTCCAGCTTGGCAAGCTCTGCATCTGTCAGGCGGTGCGCGTAATCAGGTTTTTTCATTCTCCGAAACCCACGTTTCAATATTCGCAACATCTCGCACAGCTATTCTCAATTCCCAGTGCGAAAGTTCTTTTAGTTCAGGCCCCGTTTTTGTTTCTTGGTAGACTGGAACCATAAGCAAATCGTCTCTTTTAAGCCCACGAACAATGACAATAACGTCACTGTTCTCCATTTTCGCTTCCAGATGTAATGAAATCGGGATTTTTGGCTCTTTCAAGTTCCTCTGCCGCCTTTCGTTTCATCAACTCTTCGTACTGATCAGCGTCGCCGTTAATGGTCAATAGCTTGCGCGTGATGTACTCGTCGTCGTAATATTCTGCGCCGAGTAGCACGGTCTGCGCTTCTTCCTGCTTGTTGATAATCTGGTTGCGCGTATATGTCGGTTCGTCATCAAAACCGGCAATTGCCAAAATGCCTTTGATGCAGCGCGAAACGCTGCTTTCAAACTTGTCCGTTTTCAAATCCAGCGGAACATAGCTTGCCTTGATAGCCGTTGCCGTCTGGTTTCCTGCGCTCACGGCAGATGCGTCAAACGCCTGGAAATCCGTGTACAGCTTTTTGGTCAGCATATCAATGGTGGCTTGCGTCCCTTGGAACGGTGCTTCGATGCTCTGTGGCGTGGCTTTTGCGCCCTCGTCACCGTCAGCATGGGCAACGTGGGTAGTTTTAAGCCGCTCCACAAACTTGGCATCGTCCACCTCGTCCATACCGCCGCAGTTTGTAAGCACCCAATAGATGAGATTACCCTCATCTACGTTGTTGACCATATTGCTGCTGGCAAGGTCGAGCGCGTCAACGGTGTTTTTTCTGCCGCACAGTTCACTGCGTGCCTGTTCACCGTTTTTCAGCGGGATAATGGGAAATCCGGGATAATTCTCGCCGTCATAAATTTCTGTGCCGTCAATCTCCGAATACCGCACTTTCAACTTGTACGGAAGTTTCCCGTTTAAACTGCGCACTTCACCGTTGCGCGGCTTGATGTAGTCAGTGTAACCGTCCATCTCGTACAGAGTTGCCCGCAGCGGTTTGTCCGGGTCAATCTGCCAGAACCGGATTCCGGCTTTCAGTGCGCCGTCCTCTTCATCGTATAGCGGCACAAACTGCTCCGGCGCAAACACCTGAATATGGTCAAGATTCCAGAACACGAAAGCCTGCCCACCAATCAACGCATGGCGGGCAGCATCCATAATATCTTCATCAAACGTGGCGCCAAGCGCCTTTTTTGTGGCGTCCTTGTTAAACGCAACGCCGTTGCCCAGCAGGTAGGAAACTTCCTGATCTACAACAAATCCAAAAAACTTGCTGGCAATCTTGTGGTTCGCTGTGTACATATCGGGATGCGCTTTTCCCTCAAGGTCGTACACCATCTTTTCATAGCGGTTGATTGTTGGATTTTCGCCCCAATAATACAGCTTTGCGTCCAGCATGTCCCGCGTCTTTTTCTGGCCTTTAAAATCGTTTATGGTGTCAAACACAAACCCCATGCGGGAACGTTCATCTTCACCGACCGCCACAAAGTCTTGATATGTTCTGATTTTCCCTCACCGCCTATCTGTAAATGCTTTGATACTTCATTGCCGTATTGTCTCCGGCTTTATTTGCTGTGGTTTCCATCGCATAGCGCACCGCGTCAATGTGATGGTTGTTCAAATCCGGGTATCCTTCCAGCACTTCACCCGTCTTGCTGTCTCGCTCGTACTCGTACTCGCTGAATTCCTTTGCTGTGTCCGGGCAACGTTCTGGGTCAATGACAATCGCTTCCAGCATTTGCAGCCACTTTGTGCCATAGCGAACCGATTTTGGCCCTTTGCGGGCAGGGAATGTTTTCACGCCGTACTTGTTATAGTCCGCAATGGATTTCGGCTCGGCGCTATCCGCGCATACTTTGTCCTCACGCGTCAGCCCTTTATCCAAAAGCAACTGCGCCGTGTCTCTGTTGCTGGTTCTGCGCCGCGCTAGTTCATCAAAGATGTACAGCGTGCGCCGCGCTGCGTCATAGTGCATTGCGTTGTATGCCCATGGGTCAGGATACCAGCCCCAGTCAACGCCGCGCTTGATGCGGTCAAAACCTGCAATCTGTTCATCTGTGATTTTCTCAATGCGCAGATTCTCAAATACTGCCGTTCCACTGCCGACAACTTCACCAAGATACTCATGCCGGTATGCTGTTTCGTTTGTGCGCTCCAAGTATTCAGCATCGGCAAGGAACCGCTCTCCGAGCCATTCTGCGGGCGTTGTCTTGTAGGTGCTGTGATGTATCAGCTTGCCAGGGCGCTGCTTTAGCGCATAGCCGTTGGCCCAGTTGCGGGCCATTGCAGGCGGGTTGAAGCTTTTCAGCGTCAGAAACCAATTACCGCCGCGCAAGCAGGATTGCTCAATGTTGCGGATTTGTTCTTCACCGTCGAATTGGTCAAGCTCTTCAAACCACACAATGCCGATATAGCCAAACGGCACCTTGATTGATTTTACCTTGCCGGGGTCATCAACGCCAAAAAAAAGCACCTTCTGCCCGGTGGGTAGATAAGTGCATTCCATAGGGGAGACCGTGCATCGGAATCTCTCACGCAAGCCAAGCTCATTGATTGCCCAGACGATTTGTGCATAAACGCTTGTGCGCAGTGTGTTTCCGACCTTGCGGAACACTGCCGCGTGGCATTGCGGGTGCTTCAGCAGTTGCAAAATCAGTTCTATACTGATATAACTTGATTTCGTACTGCCGCGCCCGCCCTTTGCAAGCAGTTCTTTTACGTTGCCAGCCTTGATTTGGCGGTGTGCTTCAGCAAAGCAAGGGGAAACAACACCGGATAGCTTACAAGTCATCTATGATTTGCACCTCGCTATCCTGCTGTTGTTCCGGCTTATCCTGCCATCCGAAATTTGCTCGCAAGCTGAACTGTGCGCCGCCGGAGCCGTCTTTGTCATACAGTCTTTCTTCGGCGTATTGTTCGCATTTAGCCTTTGCGCGCGTAATCGTGTCAACGAACTCTGGTTTGTTGTGGTAATTCAAAAGCGCTTGCCTTGATGTGAATCCAAGTGCAAGCGCCAATCCTGTCACAGTAGGCGGCTTTTTATCGTCATAAATGATATAGCCGTTTTTATTTCGCATCGGTTCGCCGTTATCGTCTAAGAACGGCTGTCCTTTGCAGGCTTCAAAGTAGGCATCAATCTTTTCTTGCATTGCCTTTACGCTTCTGTATTTAGGTGGTGCGCCCACCGGATTTTTTCTTGATGCCACTTTATCACCTCGCTTTACAACACAAAAAGCCCACACAATTTGTGTAGGCTTATATCCCCCCCCCCAAAAACCCCTTTGCGCCGGAGGAAGAGCGCGTTCCCGCCCTACTTTTTCTTGTTTGCAAACGCAAAAATAATATTGTCGTCCAGAAAGCCGCAACATAGCAAAAGCACGGCCCACCAAAACGGCATTTTCAACAGGTATGCCACAATTACACAAAGTACCAACATAGAAACCCCCAAATTTCCCATACCCGCCCTACCGGTCTCTGCTATGCCGGTCTCACCCGTTGCGGGTAGCAATTCCGCAACGCTACAGGCGGCATCCAGTGCTCCGCGCGTGATGGTCCGCCTGCATACAGTCAGTGTTTAACGTGCCTGCTGTACGCACGTCTGCTTTGATGTTATGGGTTTCGGCGATGCGTAACTGCGTCAGTAACGGAGTCCGCACAAGCAGATGCCGAGCAGACTTTTTCAGGCTCTCGAAGTCCCGTTGCGGTCTGCCATCGCGCCGCGCTCCTGATCGGCTTGCCGCTTTGCTTACAGCGTTCAGGTTATCTATCGCGTTTCCTGCGCAGGGCTTGCACCTGTGGGAATGACCCAGCCTTTGCCCACACGCAGGTCTTGCTCCTGACTGCTCGCCGTTGCTTCGGAACGCAGCGCTCATACCATTTTGGTAACGTCACCAAAATGGTCAGCTATGCAGCATATAAAATGCCGGTCTTTCCCGGCTGCCAGCTATGAAAACAGGAGAATTGAAATGGTAAAGAAAAAAGATTTTCGCTATGGCGTAGGCTGTCCCGTTCCTACATCATCCAGCATATCTATGTTACCACTTGACAACGTCCCCACAGTTACCCTTTTTTCTTGTCCAAAAGCCAGAAAAATTTTCTTCTGCTTTCGTAAAACTGCCGTCTGCCACAATACACAGGCTGGTATTCGTAAGCCGTTCCCTCTGTTACGTTTTTCAACAGAGCGCACCAGTTTAAAGGGTCTGCTTCTCTTGCCGCGTCCTCAATGATTCGGACATCTGTGCTTAACTTTAGCGCTCTGTCCGCCTTCCTAGCTGTTGGGTCTGACTTTCCGTTTCCGTGCGGCAAACCGTCATTTGAAACCGCATCAAGCCCTCTTGCACTAGCAATTTCCAACCGCATTTCAGCGTATCTTTTGCAAAAGTGCTTTAATTCAAGGTATCTTTCTTTTGAAATTCCATATTCATCTAGATTGAGCGGTCTTTCTCTCATTTTTGCTCCTCTCTTCTAGTTTCATGCAGCGCGGCAGCGTGCAAATATCGCCATTCTTCCACTGGCATGTCGCGCAAAGATGTTTGCGGGCGTATTCATCAATTAGTTGCTGTTTTGTCATGGGGTTCCTCCGGCTTCTTCCCAATCTCTTTACAAAAGTCGAGATAGTCATTCACGGCGTTGTGAAACTCTCTTTCGATTTCCTCTGCTTTGAAAGAATGGAAGTTTATCATGTCATGAATTTTATCAAGTTTACCATGCCAGAGTTTGTCATCATCATCATACTCAATAGTTGCCGTATAGCCGCGATAACTAAGCCGCACAGGTTCTTTCGGCTGGCTTGCGCCGGGGATAGGGCAGTGGTTATTCATTGTCGGTTACCTCCTCGTTCCAGTAGTCGTAACGGCACTTGTCACAACGGCAAGTGTTACTTAAATATCCGTACTTGGCACATCGCAATGGGTTCATGCTACTGTCTATCGAACAAGGCAACAAGCGCGTGATGTTTTTTAAATTTGCATTCGGAAATATCTTCAAGAACTCGCTCTGGCGGGTCTTGAAGGGGTGACTCTCCGCCCATTGCTCAACGATGCTTTTAACTCTGGAAGCCTTCTCATCTTCGATGTGCAATAGTACATCACAAACACTTCCCATTTCGCTGAAATTATTATACAGCGGACATTTTTCACACATTTCACCACTGTAACACATGCGCTTCATTGATTTGTAAAATTCAACTGCGTCCATTAGTTGTCAACCTCCTCGTTCCAGTAGGCATAGCGGCATTCATCACAGCAGCCATTCGCTCCAAAATCCGCATACTTCCCGCACCACATTGGGCGTTTGTCTTTCTCAATCATGCAAGGCTGCAAACGAGTTAAATCCGCATTTGGAAACCGCTTCAAAAACTCGCTCTGACGGGTCTTGACGGGGTGGTCTTTTGACCATTGCTCGAGTATTGAAACCGTTTCTTCAATGTTTTTAACTGAAACGTCGCTGCACGTAGCCATGCACGCTCCATTTTTACAAAGAGGACATTTCGTGCAGCCTCTATTTTTGCATATCCTGTTTGCCTCCTTGACAAATTTAACAGCGTCCATTAGTTGTCAACCTCCTCGTTATCAAACATTTCACTTCGCGCTTTATCCCAGATTTCCCAGTCCTCAAAAAGGCACAGAGGGAGGGCAGCATCTTCAAGCCCGGCATCCCTTGTGTCCTTTATGATGCTATCAATTCCTTGCTTAAAAGCGCTGTCGCGAATATAGCCAAGCAAGATGTGTACAGCATATTCCCTGCAAATACAGCTTTCGTGCATTTTCTGATAGGTGTTATCCATAGTCTCACTCCTTATCCAGCCCGCGGGTTACATACTGCCCATAGGTCAGGCCCAGGGCGTCAGCTTCGCGGGTACATTGTTCAATCGGCTTTATTCTCTTGATTTCTTTTGGCACCACGACTTTCTTTGGCTTTTCCGCATTTTTGGCAATGCGCCTTTCCCTGCGCCGCTTTAAAACTTTCTCGCGGTTTTTGTGATATGCGGCACGGGCGGCGGCGTTTCCTTTGATGCGCTTGCACTCCTCGCAAAATCGCGTCTGCCGGTTGACGTTTACCATAATGCTGCCGCAGCACTGGCATGGCTTTGTTACAAAAATCATTTGCTTTTCTCCTTTGCCGCCCAGACTTGCACGCCGTGGTCGGTCAAATAGGCTTTTACCCACAAATCGGCGTCCGCGACATTCTGCACATTGTCAAGCTGCTTTTTGTTTTCCGGGGTGTAGATACCATCGAGCTTAGGAAGCACGGCTTCGGCAAGGGCTTTCTGCACTCTGGCAATGGTTCTGGGGGACAGGTTGGCTTGCAGCATGGCGCACCAGACCTCGTTATAACAGCGTGCCGCGATGCGGTCTGACTGCTCCTCTAGCAGCTGCTTTGTGACGAGCTGTGCAGCGTTCATAGCGTCGGAGGCCAGCGCGTGGCGTTTGGCATAGCATTTCATGGGTTTACACTTCCAATTCTTCAATAAAAATTTCGGTGCGGGGGTTTTCTTTGTCGTACATCACGCGGGAGCCGTCCACGCTGGCAATGATGGTATAATCATCGTCAGCCAGTATATTTGCCTTTACCAGAATGTCGTGTATTGCCTCGATGTGATTCGGAAGGTCGCATCGTCTGCGCGTCGGCATGTAGAACCGCGTCTCAACGCGGCAGGGCGTGTCTATCGGTTTTTTGGCTTAGGGGTAAGATAATACACGGCTGCTCTTTCGTACTTGAGATAGGCCGCGCTCGGCATGACACGCGCTGTTTTACCCTTGTGGCAAACGGGGCATCGTGCGCCCATGTAGAAAATCTGCGGGCTGTTCTTCTTCGTCACCGGGGCAATCGGTACTGTATACTTGTAAATTCTCCCCATGTGTGGCTCCTCAGAACGGCAGGTCGCCCTCATCCTCGATGAGTGCGAAATCATCACCGTTGCCAGCAGAATAGCTCGGCAGAATAGCTCGGCGCAGCACTTTGCGTTGTGCGCTGTACGCTTTGCATGCGCTGTGTGGCGGCTTCGGCGTTCTCTGGCGCGTTTTCCGTGCTAGGGTATATACTTTCCTTGCTTTGCCCAAAATTCACGTTATTTGCCACAATTTCAACGGCTGTGCGGTTCTGGCCGTTCTTGTCCTGATATTGGCGGGTCTGCAAACGGCCATCAATCACAATAAGCGACCCCTTCTGGAAATACTTGCAGATAAACTCTGCGGTTCTATCCCATGCAACAACGTCCAGCCAGTCCGCCTGGCTCTGTCCGTTGGCATCGCGGCGTCCGCGGTCGCAAGCGATACGGAACGAGGCAACGCTTTTGCCGGTCGTCGTCTGGCGAAGCTCCGGGTCACGCGCAAGGCGGCCCATAATAACAACAACATTCAGCATATTTTCACCTCAACATGAAATTTTCTCTTGCGTGCGCTGCCCAAATAATACCTGTTTATAGCTCTCCGGAGCCGCGCTGCCAAGTTGTAACACGCCAGCAGCAAACCATTCTGGCAGCGGTATGCCGAGTTCTGTGTACCTGTCCCATGCAAGGCGCATAGACCAGTTATCGGAGACTTTGTATGCGCTGTATTTGACAGCAGCTTCCCGCACCTCGCTTACAGTTGGCTTGAATCGGTGCGTTTTGGAAAGTTCCTGCACGGCTTTCAGCGCGGCGCTGTATGAGACGTCGGCGAGCGATGCCGCCCAAGCTTTCGCAGTTTCCTCGGCGTTCGTTTTGCTGCAAATATTATCCCAGTAGTTCATAGCCAGCGACAGAAGCGCCGCCGTCTGCTGATAAGTCATCTGCCATGCCTCCTTTCGCGATTTCGCGCAGCTTTTCTTGTGTTGTTTTCATCTGCTTCCGTTGTGAAGTTCCTTTCTGCTGGCTTCTGGCCTCTTTCTCGGCAAGATACGCCGCGCGGGTGGTAATGTTATTTTGCAGGCAGTCGCGCAAGATTGCCTGCGCATAGCCCCACGAACGCTTATTGTTGATAGCGGCCTGATTAATTGCCTCGCAAACAAGGTCAGGCTCTACCTGTTCCAGATAGCCCACAATGCTATCAAATGCGGCACGAGGTAGTGCGCCAATGTTCTGCTCGTAGCAATCTACGCATTGTTGCCAGCTTTCGCGCGCTTGCGCGGTAGTCGTAGTAGTAATATATTCTATTTTCTGTTTTCTATTTTCTATTTTCTCTTTTTGGTTTTGTTGGGTTTCTTTGGGTTCTTCTGGGTTTTGTTGGGTTTCTTTGGGTTTTCTAGGGCGACCGCCCTTTGAACCGTTCTTCGCCTGCTTTTCCAAGAATTCATGGTCAATATCAATGTTTCGCCGCATTACAGGCCACAGAACACGTTCACTCCCGCTGAACTTTGGCGTTGCTCCGTCTAGCTCATAATCGAGCATTGCACGCACCAAACGCCCTACCTCAGCGTCACTGAGCGTCTCAAAATAGCATCTGTAATCGAGCCATAATTTGATATAGGCTTTTTTATCCATATTCAGTTGTCCTTTTCTTGATGGCAGTGCATATAGATGTATTCGGAATGCGCTGTCATGTTCTGGTATAGCCAATCGTCGGCTTTCTCTTTACTTAGATGCTCACGCATCACGCGCTTTTCATACACATACTCGCCGTTGATTTTCTTCTCGGCTATGCGGTCTTTGATGTCCGCTTCTGTGTAGTTAGCTTCGACGAGATAGAGATTATAGCCTTTGGCTGTTATGCCGTTCAGATTGCTCGTGTCGGTAGCATAAAACAATCTTTCAACAGGCGGCTGCGGCAGTTCCATGTGCCAGCAGCAGTTTTGCACATCGTGCTTTGTTTCCTGCGCCTTGATTCTGCACAGATTCTTGTAGTTGTACCAGCGTTCTGTTCGTATCACGTCAATCTGGCCCATTTTAACGCCAGCATTCACGAGGGCTGCACATAACCAAACACAACACGCAAAACGCAATGTAGGCCGCTCTCTGGCAAGCCTGCGCAGCGTGGCGGGGTTGAAGTGGTCGCCGTGGATGTGTGTGAGCAATACGAGCTTCAAGCTTTTGTAATCGTCTGTCAGCTGAGAAAATGGAACGCCGCAATCAATCAGTATTGAATTTTGAATGAGTACGGCGTTCCCTTGGCTCCCAGTTGAAATTATCTTGCAGTCCATCTCACAGGCTGCTCAAGTCGATTTTCTTCGGCTCGGCAGCAGTGGTCTGGGCTTCAACGGCCTGTTCGGCTTGCGGCTGTTCAATCTGCGGTACAGGCTGTGCGGCAGCTTCAAGGCGGACGTCCTTTGCGGACGCGACGCGCTCTGCAATAAGCTGGCCGTCGTTGTCATGCGTAATGGTTTCATCATGTTCAAGCGCGGCCTGCATATCAACGCTCATAACGCCCCAGCGTGAAATAAGCTGACGAAGCATGGTTTTCTTTGCCATGTCATCGAAGTTCTTGTACCAGAACGAGGAATACCTCCACATTTCGCTCTGCGGAACTTTCCCGGCGAGCAAATCCTCATAGCCTTTGCGGCTGAATGACGGGCTGTAGGTGTCCGCGTGGGTCATCATCTTTTCCTTCGACCAGTAGATAACCTTGCGGAATCCGTTCAGGTACTCAAAGAATGCCATGTAACCGACTGTAGGCAGGGCATCGCGCACATCATCGTCCTCGATAAACTTAAACCGAGCTTTTCCGGTTTCGGGGTCTTTGCCGTTGTACTCGCCCTGCTTGATAACCATAACATCAAGGTCTTTGTACTGGCCGCTGCGCAATGCAAGCTGGATATAGCCTTTATATCCAAGCACAAACTGTGCTGTAACGGTCTGCTGGCGCTTGTTCTTGAACGGTACAAGGTAGTACTGCCCAAGCTGCGGAGAAGGGGAGAGTTTCAGGCTCTCGCCCAGCAGCGCACCGGCCAGAATCGTACCGGCGTCGCATTCCTGTAAAGCGGGGTTCACAGCAACCGCGCTTGTGATGCTGGCGGTAAAGCTGCGTGCGCGGTCTGGGTCTCGCAGCGTGTTGTTGATTAAGTTTTGGTAGCTCTGCGTAGTGATCATTACGCTGAACTTCGGCTTCTGTGCCAACTGCTGATTAGATGTCGTCATAGCTCATACCCTCCTGCATGATGAACTGTTTCAGCTTCTTCAACTGTTCGATGGTGCCGCGAACGGCAAACTTTACTTCATAGACAGTAGGCTGTGTTTCCTCCGGCTCCTGCACGGCTACTGGCTGTTCTTCCTCAGGTGCAGATACCTCTTCAACAGGCGGCGCGGCGTCCTGCTGCGCTTCTTCAATGGCCTGCTGCACCTTTTCTTCTGCCGCCTGCTGCTGTTCCAGTGCAGCGCGGCGCTCGGCCTCTTGCTGCTTTTGCAGTTCGATTTGCTCATGCCGAGCGCGAACCGTACTTAATGCAAGCGCAACATTCAGCGATTTCTTATATTCAACCAGCAACTCGGCGGCGTCCTCATGGCGGGAAAGCTCCTGCACCTCTTCGGCGATTTTAAGAACCGTCGATGTAAGCGCGGTCTTTGTGCCGTTCACGCTGGTAGAAAGCCCGATTTTAAGGTTCATCTGCTCAAAACGCAGCCACGGCAGGTTGTTCGCCTTGCAAAGCTCTGCGAAGTAGCTTTGAATTTCCTTTACCTTTTCGGCTTTCAAGCCAGTCTCGACATCGTCAACGCGGCGCTTCAACTCGGCATCGGCCTTTTTGTACGGGTCTGCGATGCACTGCTTGTACACTTCCTCGAAACGGTTGTACGGCTCCATGATGGCTTCTTTCACGCGCTTACGCTGCTCTTCCATCGACGCAAATTCCTTGCCAAGCTCGGTGCGGATTTTCTTCACGTCGCTGCGCGTTTCTTCCGTGCAAACAAGCTGCATCGCGTTCTTCGTGCGGGTCTCTACATCGGCTTTCACCAGCTGAAGATGCTCTTCGATAATGGGCAACTGCTTCAGCGTGATTACCTGTAATTTCGTTTCCATTTGTCAAACCTCCATGTATTCGAATCTGCGCATGCTCTGGCTCATCCCTGTTTCAGCGGAAAGCGTAAGGTCTCGCATCTGCTGATATTTGATGAAGTCTGGCGTAGAGCGGTCATGTATAATCTGTTGCATGGCCTGAAAGTGTTTCTGGTATTTATCAGGGGCGTTGTCCTTGAATGCGGTTTTCATTCTCTCGCAAGTCATCTTTATCCCTCTGCTGCAACCGCAATCGGGATGCCGAGCGCGGTCAAAACTGTCTTAACGTCTAAGTCATCGTAGCGGTAAATCGCGCCGTCTAGGTCTACAATCTCGTCGCCCTCGTAGTACGGTACGCCGTCAGCGTCCGTTCCAATCGGTTCATCATCATAGGGCGGGAAGGGGTTATCTTGATGCCCCCAGAAGCTAGTCATTAGTCGGCCTCCTGATTTTCTTCCTCATCAGAAAAATGCAGCTCCATCAAGTCGGCAATCGCAAGGTACTCTTTGGCGTATTTGCTGTTGCCGTGGGTTTTCTTGACGATTTCTCGGAACTGCGCCAAATCACCATAAAAGCAGCCGCACTGTACGCGGAGAATTTTATCCTTGCAGCGGAAAAATGTGGTTGTGCGGAAAAATCGACCAAAGCCTGTAACAACGGCGTAGTCCGCATTGCCGGAGACCCACGCATTGCCGGAGACCCGCGCATTGCCGGAGACCTGCGCATTGCCGTAGACCCACGCATTGCCGGAGACCTGCGCATTGCCGTAGACCCACGCATTGCCGGAGACCCACGCATCGCCGTAGACCTGCGCATTGCCGTAGACCCACGCATCGCCGGAGACCCACGCGTTTCCGTCGTGGGAGAGGTTGTCTTCCTTCTCAATAAATCCGCCGAGTTCTCCCTTCTCGACGTTGCCAAAAGCGACGAGAGCCTTAATGCGGAACAGCTTCTTCCCGAAAACGGTCGTTACAAATTCGGCGGTCAGTTCAAATTTTTTCATGGCTAGATGCCTCCTTGAAATACAGTCCGCACAACAGATTCAGCGCCAGCAGGGCGGCGAGAGTGTCGGGGATGTTGAGAGAACCGAGCGCAGCCAAGAGCAGCACCAAATCTGCGGTGATTGCCAGCTTGACGGCGGCGCGGGTAAGTGATAGAATACAGTTAGAGCTTTTTGCGATGCTCTGTTTTTTTGCCGTTCCGGTGGTGGTGCACCGGGGCGGCGTTTTTGTTTTGGCCATCATTCTTTGATTTCCCTCCATTCAAAGCGACCCTTGCCGCTGTTTCTCCACTGCCCAAGGCCGCGCTTTGTGCCGTAGTCGAGACACTCACGAACCATGTCTTCAAGCTTAGGGTCGAGACATTCGATTTCAAACTCTGCTGTTGCACCTGCGGGAACGCTCTCCGACTTTGCGATGCTGACACGTTCGCCCATCGGAGTTTGCGCCCGCAGGGGGCGCTCGCAGAAATCAACCTTCATGCCGTGCAGGTCGTAGGGAATCTCGCGCGGGGTAACGAAAATCAAGCCATCAATTGCCTGTTTGTATGCCTTGATGACTGCGCAAGCCTTGCCGCCTGCATAGCCAGCTTTGCCCGCTTTGGCAAGCATTTTGCAGCTGTCCTTGAACATGCCCTTTACCTGATAGTCATACAGGAACGGCGTGCCGTCGGCGGTTTTGGGAAAGACGGTGACGCGGTCTTCGGCGTTCTGGGCCTTGATGTTGTCCACTTCTTCGGCGGTGAGGTCGCCGGTGGGGGCCTTTCTGGCAATGTAGGTTGCGAGAAGGTCTTCATTGCTGGGGGAAGAACCGAGAACTTCTTCCAAAAGGGTGATTTTTACTTTCATGGTGGTTGTCTCCTTTTTAAATAAAATCGGTTGCTTTTCGGTGCCTATGCCGATCTATGCAATGCCTACGCGATGCAGTGCTCCGCCATGCCGTTGCGGTGCCATTCGTCGCGTGGCCTCGCCATTCCATTGCCAATCAGAGCAAGCTGCACAAGGCTTTTCCACTGCTAATCAAATCGGTGCCTCCGCAAAACCTTTCCGGGCTATGCCGTCGCGCTGCCATTCTTTGCCAAGCCTTAGCTTAGCCATGCTACGCCACGCTTAGCCTTCGCGTCGAATTGCAGCACCCTGCCTCTGCCTTGAGACGCTGTACTGAGCTATGCCTTTGCCAATCAGCACAAGGCTTTTCCGTCGCCTATCTGTGCAGCGCTATGCCCTCTCAATGAGAACTTCCCGAAGCTGGGCAAGTAAGTTGTCTACTCGTTCTTCGCGCGTTGGCTCTTTGGTCGTGGGCCTTACGATGCCGGATGGGAAATAGCGGGCAAAGTCGTCGTATGTAATGTCCAGTGCTTGGCATACTCTGCCGACCTCGCGCCACTCCCAAGGGCTGCGCCCGTTGATGCGATGCGAAATAACTGATGCTGGGATATGGCACTCTTCGGATAGGCGCTTCTTGTTGTAGCCCTTGCTTTTGATAAGAGCCGTAAAAGCAAGGTTTGTCATGGTGGTTACTCCTTTCTTTCCGAGATCAGTTCACTTGCAGCCGCTTCCATCTTTCTAGTTATCGGCGAGCAAATAATCAACAGGCACGCCGAAATAGTCAGCCACTTTCTTTAGCGTCGTGATGCTGGGGCCGTATGGCGATTTTTCCCACTTGCCAAGTGCGCCGTTTGAGATTCCGGCGCGTTCCTCAAGGATTGTGCGAGAAATATTGTTTTTTCGGCACAGCGCATCAATTTTCGAAATATTCACCTAGCAAAAGCTCCTTTCTAGTTGACTATTGCTAGAAAATATGCTACTATGAACTTGCGAGATTTATAACAGCATATTTTTAGCTAGTCCGCTGGATTTTAGGGGGCTTGGTTCTTTGCTGCCCTCTATGCTGTCTATTATACTAGCTTATCACCTAGTAGTCAATAGACTATCGCCTAAAAATATGCACAAATAGTCTAGGTGATTTTTGTGGATAATGTTAAAACTGTAGAAACCATTCGTGCCCTGTGCAAAAAGAAAAAGACTAGCTTGACTAGGCTAGAGGAAAAGCTCGGTTTTTCAAATGGGTATATCGGCAAAATGGCAAAGAGGCCAAGTTCCCCGCCTTATGACAAACTGGTCGCAATAGCTAACGAGTTAGGAGTCACCGTTGCCGACCTGACCGGGGAAAAAGAAAACCCCGCCAGCGTGTATACTGGCGGGGAGGTTGATACTGCTAAAATGTTGACATACCTCGAAAATCTATCTACAAAAAAGCCCACCGCACAAGGCGATGGGCTTAGGGAAAGACTTTCTAAGCTGTCTTATGAAGATCTCTTGCTTTTACAGGAAGATGTTATAGCTGAGTTGAGAAAACGGGGGCAAAAATGAGCTTTGATGAAATTTCCCTCAGTCCAAAAGAACTGTCCGCCCTAAAACAAATTAACAAGGGTAGGAAATCGAAAAAGCCTATAGGTATAATATACAATGCCGACAACAAAAACGACGTCGAAATTTACTCTAGGCTTTCCCATTGCAACCTTGTAAATATATACGCATCTAAAGGGAATACGCGGCGGGTCATTATAACAGATACAGGGAAGGATTATTTGCAATACAGAAAATTGGATTTTTATCGGTTTTGTTCTAGGTCGATTTGTGTTCCAATAGGCGTATCAATTGTAACAACAATTGTAACAACACTTGTAACAATACTTGTAACAAATTTTATTGCAGCAATGTTTTTATAAAATATGTAAAGCTAGCATTGCTAAACTGGTCAATACGGATGCGACTACGCACAATGGAATTTCTACAACTAATAAAAATAGAACCTCGTGCTTTTTCTCAAATCGACTTAGTTTATAGGTGATGTCAAGAATCACACATTCCACATAAATAAAAAAATCAGTTATCTTTTCCATTGCTATTCACCTCGTATTTTTTAATCAGCTTCTCTTGCACTTCATACGGTAATTTTATAATATCATTAATAACAATCTTTATCAATTCTTCTTTTTCCATAATTCTCCTCCAATTTTAAGCAGGGATGTGATACCGTGGGATTTTTTGACTTTTTAAAACAGGAACCGCAAAAGCCCGTTCCCATTAAGCAAACGAAATCGAAAAAAATTGAAGATGTCGTGTCTGATGATTCAGAAATTAGAAAGTTACAGCGAGATTTAAAAGCGCAGGACAAGCAACTTGAACAAATCATATACGCAGAATCCTATTTTGAAAAAACGGGTGATATTGGTTTTTTGGTTGAATTTTGGGAGGGAATCTGGAAAAGCGGCGGGCTGCTGTTCGACGGTTCAAAATGGACATTCCGGCTTCCTGATTTGTATATAGAAATTGGCGAATACAATAAAGCTCTTTCTGTTTTAAAGAAAATAAAAAGCCCGTATTACGCAGACAAACGAGATTCTTATATTAAGAAAGTGAAAAAGATGCAAAGCAAAAACTAATAATTGTATTTTACACAACCATTAGTCGTGCTTCAACACTTTCACAAAAAATTCCATTTGTCAATGCCTTTAATCGGACTATAACACATTTCAAGCGCGAAAAAACATGAAAAAAGCAGCTCCGATGCTGTAACATCGAAACTGCTTAAAGGTGGGTTTATAGAAGCGGACAAGCTCTAACCCGCCCTTATTCTATCACAAAGAAAGGGGCAACGCAAGATGAAAAGAACAAATACAGCGAGATGGATTGAATCTGCCCAGCGCTGGCAGATAAACGTGCAGAAAGACGGAGTGCGCAAAACCTTTACAAGCGCAAAGCCTGGGCGCACTGGGCAGCGTGAAGCCAACGCCAAGGCCGATGCATGGCTTGAAAAGGGTATACAGAATCGCAAACAGACTGTTTCAGAAGCATATGTCCAATACATGGACCGCCAGATGAAAATTTCGTCCGAGGGAAACTGGAAACCCATGCAGGGGCGCTATAACAAGTGGATTGCCCCGCGCATCGGGGATACGCGCCTTACTTCCCTTACAGAGCAGGCAGTACAAGACATACTGGATGATGCTTTTGCAGCAGGCCGCAGCAAAAAGACCATTAAGAACATTGCGGGCGACCTGCGAAGCTTTTTCAAGTTTTGCCGCCGCTCTGGATGGACAACGTTTGAGCCGGAAGAACTGCACGTTCCAGAGGGAGCGCGTTTCAAAGAGCGAACCATTTTGCAGCCAACCGACATTATAACGCTTTTGAAAGTCGATACCACCATAAGCAGGGGGCACAGGGTATTTGACGAATATATACATTATTATAGGCTGGCCGTTTTTACAGGAATGCGGCCAGGTGAGCTTTTGGGCCTTGAATGGGGAGACATTGAGGGCGGTGTAGCTCGGCTCAAGCGCTCCGTAAACATATACGGGAAAGAATCAAGAGGAAAGAATGAAAACGCCCCTCGCGCAGTTATCCTTTCGGCTCGTTCGCTGGAAGAACTTAACGCGCAAAAAGATTTGACCGGAATGTGCCAGCGCGTCTTTCCACAGGTAGAAGAGCGGAACATTCGCCGCGCTTGGCAAAGATACTGCGCAGCCAACGGCATTACGCAATGCACCTTGTACGAGTTGCGCCATACGTTTGTCAGCATAGCAGCCAATTTGCCAACAGGCCAGCTTAAACAAGTGATAGGGCACAGCCAAAATATGGACACCTACGGCGTGTACGCGCACGCCATAAACGGACAGGATAAAGTAATAGCCGAGAACATCGAGGGCATTTTTGATGCAGCTATAGCAGCTGGAAAAAGTACACAGTGA